ATACGTAGGGGTATAGCTCAACTGGTAGAGTAGTGGTCTCCAAAACCATTGGTTGAGGGTTCGATTCCTTCTGCCCCTGCCAAAACACAGAGGGAGAGGAATCTGCAGGAGACCGATATCCCTCTACATGACTCGGTAGCTCAGCTGGATAGAGTGACTGACTACGAATCAGTAGGTCTAGGGTTCGAATCCCTACCGGGTCACCAAATAATCTTCACTCGAACCCCGCAGCATTTTGACTGCGGGGTTTTCGAGTATATTGGGAACTGCAGTGTAGTTATAATATATGTCTACACGCTTTCCAGTCACTACGACACGACGGATGAAGTCATCGAAGGTATCGAGGCTATATCCGTCTTTTTTATTTGCCCGTTCTGTCAGTTGGTTCAGATAATAGATGACCGCTTCTTCTGTAATGGGAATGATGTGAGTCTCTAATTTAAGCCCGTCAAGTTGAGCGTTTAGCTCTGTGAGCTGTTTTTCATAGGTCTCAATATTGTTTGTTATTGTTTGGGAGATAAGGCCGTTTTCAACGGCTTTTACGCTGTTTTTCAGTCGTTTTTCAATTTCTTTGATTTGAGATTCCAGGCGCAGTTGTTCCGCCGGCTTGTGTTCCAGTTCTGCTTTCTGGATGGTCATACACTGGTCTGCAATGCATTTTACGGCGTCTTTGTTTTTGAGTATGCTGATAGTGGTATCAAGGACTAATTTTTCCAGCTTGTCACGGCTTATGTTTTTGGCATCACAGGCAATCTGGGACCGCGCAGCTTTTTCCGATTTATTATTTTTGGAAGAACATTGGTAATAGTAGTATGTGGTGCCTGTATGACTCTTGCCACAATATCCGGTCATGGGAAGTCCGCATGTGCCACAGTAGATTTTACCTGTCAGGGCATACTGGGGAGAGACGCGGCGGGCGGTATTGCTTTTTCGTTTGCGAGATTCAAATAAATTCTGCATAGCTGTATATTGCTCCTGTGTGATGAGTGCTGGGGCATAATCAGGATAGGATGTACCGGCCCAGGTGAATGTCCCCGTGTAAATCTGATTCTTGAGGATGCGGTTCAGGCTGTTGCGAGTGAAGTTGCATCCTCTCTGGGTTTTGATACCAAGGCTATTTAATTTGCTCAAAATATCTGTCGTTTTCACCCCGGATAAGCACTTATTATAGATTTCGGAAACCAGATGGCCTGTTGCGGGACTGATGGCCAGTTTATTTTCCGATGTGAGTTCATAGCCAAAGGGAACAATGCCACCAATCCACTTGCCTTCCAGGAGATTTTCTGTCATTCCCCGTTTAACTTTTTGAGATAATTCGGCGCTGTAATATTCTGCCATGCCTTCGATGACTGATTCTAGCAGGATTCCGCTGGGATCGTCTTTGATATTTTCCTTGGCCGACAATACTTTGACTCCATTTTTCTTGAGGCGGTGTTTATATATGGCCGAATCGTAGCGACTGCGGGAAAATCTATCGAGCTGATAAACGATTACATAGTCAAATAGATGTTTGGCACTGTCTTTGACCATTTGCAGAAATGACGGACGCTGATCCGTGCGGGCAGACATGGCCCGGTCGATATAGGTATTGATAATATTGATTTCATTGGCCTCTGCAAAGGCCCGGCATTCACGAATTTGGCCATCAATTGATTCTTCCCGCTGTTTGTCACTGCTGAAGCGGGCGTAAATAACTGCATTTTTTGTCATAATATAATCAGTCCTTCTTTCTAAAACAAGGCTGATTGTGGTATAATAAATACGTAAATCAGCCCAAGCAAACACAAGATTTACACTTGCCATGCAGTACGCCAATGCTGCTGGCACCCCCGTTTCCTGTTGATCCAGGAGACGGGATTTTTTATTTAGATATTTAGTAGATTATTCATCCTTTCTTTTGCTTATCTGTTGATAGTTACCGGAATTTCGCAAGATAAATTATTTTCGGTGGTATCTTGCGAATATTTGGATGGTTAGAATTCAGCATCATATTTATCAGACAAAGATTCTAAAGATACTGATAATGATTCATTATCAATATGCTCTAGGACAAACGCACCTACTCGACTTTCTACGGACTTTTGTAATGACTTCATGTCCTTCTTACTGGTTTTTGTTACCTTAATCTTTTTCCCATTTTTAGTCAATTCAAATAGACCGGATTTGAGAAGATCAGGGATACCAGCAAAAGCCAGCTCATTTCCAGCGCAAGTCATGCCTGTAGATTTAAGTAAATTATTCAATATAAGGAATAAATGGACTGTATCCATGATAGGAGCTGTTTTGACGAAGACTTTTAGAATACCCGTATAATACTTTATGCGGGCTTTTTCATGGTCTGTAATCATTCCATCATTGGGGAGTTCACCTAACTCCATAGCCAGGCGAATCATATGTTTACAGGCCATGGTTCCGTCATGGATAGTAAAATCAGCACATGTGCAATGCTCTAAAGAGGTGTCATAGATATAACCTTCACTGCCGACAAATTTACCACATTTATTTTCAATATCTACGCTCAATGGGGTTAAATCGCCGGACAGTGCAGATTTGTGTCGGCCGCTATCAATGATTTCAAACATAGTACAACCACCTTTCTTATAAAAACTTTATCATATATCGGGATCCGTCTTTATAAATTTCAATAATGTCTTTATCAGCAAATTCTTTTAAAGAACGACGGACAAGCGCTGCATCCTCTTTATCAAAGCACTTCATTAAATCGGAGCGTTTCATGATATTTTCCTTTTTTATTTTCGCTTTTATTTCTTTTTTTATTTGCTTAAGCTTATTTTTCTCTGCAATATAATTGTTATACTCAATAAGCATTTCATCATACTCATTTTCTTTGAAATTTTCTTTACCTTTTTTTATTGAATCAACCATCGAATTATAATCATCAATAATTTCCGGACCATAATACTCTTCTTTTTCCTTGAAAAAAGGAAGAGCTTCATCAGATAAATACTGTAAAGCCTTATCGAAAATTTGTAAGGCTTTATCAGGGTGAGTGCCTGGATTATAAACCTTACTTGTCATATTATCAGCTTTGTCTTCCCATTTACTTATTTTAGATTCATAACGCTCAAAAAAGTAATCCGATAATCCTTCGTAATAACCTTCTTCAATATCTTGTCGGTATAATTTATTATGATTATCCGGATCTGCAATGTACATGATATCAAGTCCTTTCGTGCTATTATATTGAATTGATTTTTCATACATCTGTTTTTTTATCGTCATAGGGTAACTGGGATTCTGCTACCATCAAGTTATCTTTTTCGGGCTTTTTTTTTGTAGATTCTGAGGCCAATTTAAACTTGATAAAATCACACACTGATGATTGAGCTTCTGGTGATAGCATACGGAATTCAATTATTAGTTTTTTTTCTTGTTCAGTATACTCTGAAATGAGGGATGGAGAGGTAACCAAAGAAATTGGAACAATATTACCTTTTGAAAGTTCATCTACGCTGATGCCAAAATAACTGCAAATTTTAATGATATTACTAATACTTGCATTATCGACTCCACGTTTAAGGATGCTAGTCATAGTGGAATAAGGAATATTAATTGTAATACAAAAGTCTCTTAAACTTTTATGCTTTGATAAAATTAATGATTTTAATTTATCTTCTATAGTCACAATTATCACTCCACCTTAAATTGAACAACCTATTTCTAAACATATCATAGCATTAGAATACCGAAAAATCAATATAAATTAACGAATATTCGTAAATACATATTGACATTAACGAAAATTCAAATATAATATAATTAAAGTTAACGAATTTTCGTTAATACAGGCGATGTAAGGAGGTGAAAAAATGTATTATCCGAATTTAGAAGCAGAATTAAAAAGAAAAAATATCAGACGAATAGATTTAGCTAAAGCATTGGGATTAGCATTGTCTACAATATCTGATAAGTTGACAGGCAAAAGCGACATTAGCCTTGCATTAGCAAAAAAAATAAAGGATTTTTTAGGGGTGGATACTCCTTTAGAAGTTTTGTTTGCTACCGAAGGCAATAAAGTTGCCTAAATCAGGCAGTACTAGAGAGAAGGGAAAACAGGAAAGAATTATTTTGAAGTAATTAAAGAGGTGAGGGCATGGACATGGTGAATGAAAAAGAGCCTCGCATGAACGAGGCTCAAAAAGAACTTCTGAGGCAATATCAAGAGTACTGTAAGGGAACGCTTAGCCAGGAAGAGAAGAAAAGATTTGAAAAAATATACCGACTGCTATACATACAAGGATTTCAGAAAGAAAATAGTTGCCTTTTATACATCTTATGGTGTTGTCTTTTTGCACTGCTCATAGATGCCGGATATAAAGCCGTAATTGGTGGAGATTGGATAACACCATTAGCAGGTTTAAGCGGAATGATCTTTTTTGGATTCATATTATTTTTTATTGCCAGTATTACTCCTGATTAAGTATTTGTTGGCAATGATCTTGATTAAAGGGGGTAATGCAAAGAACAAAATAAAGCTTGAAATAGCAAATTTGCCAATATATTCATCAATAAATTTTATGCGTTGGGAAAGGGTATGATGAATAGATTGTGATTCAAATTCCAATTGATTTAAGTCAGTGGAAGAGATTCCTTTTTTTACCAAAGCCCCTTGAATCAATATGTCATAAGCAAGCATTTGTATACGTAGAGAATCATCAAAAAATTCGATGTAATTTAACGTGTAGGGTTCAAGAAGATGAAATTGGGAGCAAGAGTTTTCAATGGGTAACTGACCGTGTTTCATATTTTTAATTATTTCATTATTTAGCTGAAGCCACCAAAGGTAATTTTGATATATTTGTTTATCCTTATTCACGGTTTTACGCCAATTTTTATAAAAATATATCACTATGCTGAAAATGGCTGAACCAATTCCAGTAAAAACAATTTCAAGCATTGTATTCGCCTCCTGTTGATATGAGTATAACACGGAGGGAAAGAAAACGGAAAGGAGATAAATATGAAGCCAGATAAGGAAAAAGAGCCGTGTGGGAACACAGCTCTGGCTGGTAAAAAATATGTTGATTGTCTTCAATGTCATTGTAAGGTTCCGGATAGTAATTTTTGCATTAAATGTGGCACAAAGCTACATCAATATTGCAAATGCAGCATCCTTTATAAGCCATATGATTGCGGACATAGCAAATGTCCAGGATACGCTTTATTTGTTGAACTGGCAAAAAAATCACTAAAGTTGCAAGAGCCGTACAGGGGCATGGCTCGACAGATAAAGGATGCATTGGCCAGGAAGCATTATCACAGTGATGATGAAAGGCTAAAAGATGCACAAGCATATATTTGGATTTCCATAGGAGTCATTGTTATTAGCCTAATAATTTTATAGGTAGATGGCATGAAGAAAGCAGACTATGAAAAATTGTTGGTGGACCATATCCTTGATGTCGGACTTGAAAAATATTGGGAGAAGTACGGAGAAGGGCACAAGAGCCAGAATCTCTATTACCGGTTCGATTTAAAAAATGGAGAAATACGCTATTTTACGAATATGAGTAGGGAAGGATTACAACGATTAGGAATAAAAAAATAACGAGAGATGGAAAGGAGATAGATGATGATGGCAGCGAAAACATATGAAGCGATTCCGGCCTGGGTAAACAGTAATTATGAGAGTGCCAGGATTCAGAGGCGCCGGCAGGAATTACTGGATGCACAGATTGAAAGAGCGTATGCAGAGGATTACGGTGATCCGATGACGATAGGAGAAATCATAAAGGCAGGGCTGGGGGCAGCCGCTTTTCTCGGATCATTCGGTTTTGTATACATCATGATTTCATAGAGATTGGTAAGTAAGTGGTAAGTAAATGGTAAGTTCGGATACGTCAAAAAGGAGGCATGGAAATGTATACATCTACATTGGCAGAAAAAATAGTTGAATTTTATCGTAATCCAGAGAATATGAGAAAATTCAAGGAATGGCAAAAGAAATATCATGAAGAACAGGAAAAAGCGGCAAATACGCAACTGAATGCGGTTGCTGGTGAATAGGAATATAAAAAGGCTCTGTATAAGACATGATATACAGAGCCAAAGTTCTGCCGGGTGGCTATGATTCCGGCAGTCCCTATTAAATTGTACATTCATTATAGCACGATACGAAATTAAATTACAAGATGTAAAAATAACAGCTGTGAACAGATTTAAAAGAAAGGAAATAATCATGAACCTGTGTTTCATCAGTGGCAATCTGGGAGATGATCCCCGGAACAGCATGACTACAAACGGTCAGTCTGTGACCCGCTTTTCCCTGGCTTCAAAGAAAAAATATATAGATAGCAACGGGGAAACGAAAGAAATCACGAACTGGCACAGAATTATAGCTTGGAATAGTTTGGCTGATGATGCCACTCTGCTCTCTAAAGGTGACTATGTAGAAGTAAAAGGAGCAGAAAGTACGCATTCTTATGAAAAGGATGGCGAAAAAAAGTATATTACGGAAATTGTGGCCGCAAGTATCACGGTGCCATTGGGCTATTTCCGAAACAAACAAGAAAGATAAGAAGGGAGACCATTATGAAAATCACACAATATCCAGATAAATGTATTGAATACGTAGGGAAGCCGGAAGAACTTGTCCAGTATTTCCTGGCTATAAAGACACTGGATACATTTGAAAATGAACAATCTATTATGGCCAAAGTTGAGAAGCTGGTGAGCCAATACGACAAGGAACACGACAAGAATTGATTTTGATGCGGAATTTTATTTTGTGACTTTTTAGAAAGGCAGTACTAAACCATGATTACATTATATGTTTCCCATCCATATGGTGGGAAAGAGGAAAATGCCATAGAGGCCAGCATGATAGCAGCGGATCTGCAACAAAAATTCCCCAATATTGCTGTCATATCTCCTATCCATGCCATACGGAGCGACTACGCGGGTACTCCGTATGATTTGGGACTGTCGTATACGCTGGAACTACTCAGACGGTCAGATATTATCTATTTTTCTGGCGATTGGAAATACAGTTTGGGCTGTACGGTGGAACAGCTACAGAGTAAATACATGGGCATCTATCAAACATTCAGCGTAGAGGACATTCAGCAGGCGTTAAACGAACGCGTATTTAGAGAAGATGTCAAACGGAACCGGCTGTTTAATTGCCATAGTGTGGATATCAATTACACCAGGGACTTGATTGAAAAAGCAAAGGGATTGTTGAAAACGTAAGACAGATAAAAGGGGCTGATTTATATGGACGTAAAGAACGTCATTGAAATATGGGAAACAGAATATTCTAACAGCAACGATAAATATATCAAGTTGATTGGAAAGATTGCTATTGCTTACATTAAAAAACATCCGGAAGAAGCGGACAAGATTACAACGGGATTGACATTGAATGGCTGTATGGATTTTATGCGGGACCGGGCCAAAAGCAATCAGAAAAATGGAGTTGGGGTGGCCACGCTGGATGATCTGTATGATTACTTTCATTTTGGAGGCAAAGCGCCGACTATTTTAAGCGATGAAGATATGGGCGACCTCGGGACACACTCAAAGCCGGTGCCGGCACCAGAACCGGCAGCACCTAAGCCGATGGCCAAACGGGTAAACCTGAGCATGGATGATTTATTCTAGGAGGTGCGCCAATGAAACAGGATATTGTACCGGCTGAAGCACTGAAAAAAGAATTCTATTCATTTGATGTCTCGAATAAAGAAAAAGAATGGATACTCAATCATACGATGATGCAACAGTATATCGTAGTCACCCATGGAACGCAGGGCAAAGACGAATTCTTCCGGGATCATCCGGAACTGAGCAAAACAAAGAACAAAACCAGAATTACCAAAAAGACACGCTTCGGTTATTGCACATGGTGCCATCAGTCTTTTATCTTACCTGATACATGGACTATAAAAAAGGCCAGCAGATTTTATGACCAATTTGAAACATATGAATGTCCGCACTGTCATCGAAAACATGAGCTTATATCCGGCTATCGCGGACTGGGAAATAAATCAATAAAACGGCAGGTCACATTTTTTTCACGGAGCCGGAAGAGTAAAAATGTGATATTGGCCAAAGTGGTGGCAGCTGTCCTGCCAATAGAAAACGGCTATAGGGACTGTAAACTTCAGACGTATATAGTGGGCATGATGCGGTTGGAAATTGGAAAGCCTACGACCTACTACGTCAGGAACGCGTATTATTACGATGGAAATTTCTGTCATTCGTTTTTTTGGGGTGAAGCAGGCGGAGAGGATGATATTGGCAGACCATGGATACGGAGAAAAACGATAGGATATGGCCTGGCCACAGAATGGGAGAACTTTGGATTTGCTGAATATGCCGACTATGATGCCTTGAATCAGATCATCAAGACATCCGCATGGAAATATTGTGGGAAAGATGAATATTACACATCGGAAAATCAGCCAAGGTATGCATGTGAAATAGAAAAATATCTGGATTTGTATTCCCGGTTCCCACAGATTGAATATCTCATCAAGAGCGGCCTGGCAAACATCGTCAAAGCGAAGCTGAACGGTGATACGACGAAGCCGGCGGTTTTCTGGCGGAAATACAAAAATCCCAAAGATATGCTGCGGGTCAAGCTATCAAAAGAGGAACGGAAATGGATCTTTGAATTACATCAGACCGGGAAAGACGTATCTGTGAATGCACTTAATATCTTAACCATACAGCAACAGCTTAAACGGCGGTGTACGCTCTCTGATGCTATTGCTGTAGAAAGTTGTTACTGGCTCTTGCATGGGAATATATTAAACGATTTACGCTTTATGGATTTACATAGTCTGGTGGCATACTGCAGCAGGCAACTGGCTAAAGCGAGGGGAAAAGATGGAGATAACCCATGGAAAAACGTAAATGTTGGCACTATCTGCCGGGACTACATCGATTATTACGAGGAAATAAAACGGCTCGGTTATGATTTGAACGACCGGACATATATCCGGCCCCGTGATTTATATGAGGCTCATCGGCATACATCGGAACTGCTGAGAATCAGGCATGAAGCGAAAATGAAGGTAATGAGACAGAAAGAATTGGAATTACAAAAAGCCGGATTGGCCAAACAGGTAAAGAACCTGCAGTCTTATGTATTTACAGATGGCACGTACCTTATACGGCCATTGCGGACAGTAGACGAATTCATTCGTGAAGGCAGCGTAAATCATAACTGCGTTGGCACATATATCACAAGATGTGCCCAAGGACATACAGCCATCATGGCCATACGCAAGATTGATGATCCGGACACCGTTTTTTATACCATGGAAATCCAAGACAATAAAATCATGCAGTGCCGGACAAAGAATAATGTGCCTGTTGCTCAGGGTACGGCCATTGATGATTTTGTAAAGCTCTACGAAAAAATGATATTAAAGCCGAAACAGCAATTACGAAGGGAAGGTGCGTAGTATGACAGACATCATAAACGTCGAAAGCCAGGCGGTAGGTATACGAACAGCGGAAACGATTGCCACAGAAATAAATACAATCAAGAGACAGACGCAGAAAATCATGCTGGCGTCATCCATCGAAATCGGGAAACGTCTGACCGAAGCGAAAGAACTGGTGGATCATGGGCAATGGAGCCAGTGGTTACAGAAAAATGTAAATTATTCCGAGCGAACAGCTCAGAACCTGATGCGGGTCTATGACCAGTACGGGGAAAAGTTTGGCATGACCGAAATGGACAGTCTCTTTGCTTCCGGCGCTCCGAATGTATTTGAAGAATTGTCATATACGCAAGCGCTGGCGCTTTTATCATTGCCAACCGAAGAAGAACGGGAGCAGTTCGTGGAAGAAAATGACGTGGCCAACATGAGCACACGGGAAATGCAGGATGCTATCAAAGCGAAAGTGGATGCGGAAGCACGGGCTAATGACGCGGAAGCTCGGGCCAGTGATGCGGAACGCATGGTTGTACAGGAACAGCAACGAGCCGATTTGGCGGAAAAGAATCTGGAGAACGTGAAGGCACAGCTCAGAAATGCAGATGAGCAGAAAACGGATATCCTGGAACAGGCACGAAAAGAGAGAGAGGCACTGGCTGCCAGAGTAAAAGAACTGGAAGCCCGTCCGATGGTCTCTGAAGACAAGACGGAAGAAATAGACAAACTGAAGCAGAAAATCAAGGAGCTGGAAGACAACGGCCCCGATCAGGACAAGCTTGTCTTCCAGGGACATCTGGTAGTCCTTGAAAATGAGTTCAATGCCATGCTGAATGACATTGAAAATATCGATGATGGCGACAAAAGGCAGAAATTTGTGGACGCGGCCAGGAAGATGCTGAACCGTCTGCAGCAATATGTTTAGAGGTGAAGCAATGAGAGCGCCTAAGGCTTTCGATGAACTGAATGGCCGGAACTGGTGCGCACTGGCGGTCGCGATATGGTCGCCAGTGCCATTGACTGTCGAGGACAGCTTTGCAATGTACGAGACTGGGCGGAAACAGCGGGCTGGGGATGTAGATGGCTTGCCATATAATCGGCACAAAGAAGCGTACTTGATGCAAAAGGCAGGTTTGCGAGGTGCTGAGCTTGATTGCTGTGTATGTTTAAACCATGCGTCACATTACGCATGGAAGTACATTCATGGAAAGGGATAGAACAATGAAAGAGATTAATTATCGGTGCAAGCTGAAACAGGATGTACAAAAATTTAAATGCTTTATCATCTGTATGGCTATGCTGGGGATAGTAATGATTGTCGCCCTGGCCATGGTTGAAAATATGTAAGAGGTGAAAATCATGGCAGAAAAGGTAAGAAAGATTGAGTTGAATGAGGACCTACAGCATATGTTGATCAGCGCTGTCAGGTATGCTATGGGCCGGCGGACATACATAGTCAACTGGACAGTATCGTATATCATGCCACTCATTTCAGATATGGATACAAAGGTTTTGCATATCATGAAACGGGATTATGAGGACGCTGCCAGTCTTGGGGATGCTTGTGATATACAGGATTGGGGCCGTTTCTATGATGCGGTATTTAAGGAACTGGAAAAGCGAGGAGAAATAAGATAGTCCCTTATATCATATATACATATGATATGCGATTTTTTTAAAGGGGATTGCTCCCCTTTAAGGGCTGGTAGTAGGCGTTAAATTTAGTGCCAATTTCCAATACTGATGAGGTAACGTTATGGGCTTTGTTCGTAATATCAAATATTTCTGCGGAAAAGAATATTTTGAAACAGACCTCTTTGAGCTGGCAGACATGAGAGAACGTGGAAGAAAAATCAGAAAGCCCAAGACTGAGAAATCTTCCGTTGATCAAAAACGTCGGAACAAGAAAAGAGCGGAACGGAAACTCCTGCAGGAAATCATGACGAATTTTACCAGGGCAGATATTTTCCAGACGCTGACATTCGATAAAGAGCATCAGCCGACAAATGCCAAAGAAGCGAACAAAGAATTCCACAACTATATCCGTAGATTAAACCGAAGGAGGAAAAAGATAGGATTGCCTCCGGCAAAATACAAGGGCGTGTTAGAAACGAAAAGTGGCAAGTATCATTTCCATGTTGTCATCAGTGGAGGCATCAGCCGTGATGAAATGGAAGAAATCTGGGGAAAAGGTTTGGCGAATGCCAGGCGCCTAAAGATTAACGATAAAGAGATTATGCAGAAGCTTGTAAAGTACTTGCTGAAAGAATCACGAAATGAAGAAAAATTCAAAAGCCGGATCATTTCATCACGCAATCTGGAAAAACCCAAAGTCACAAAAACAGACTGGCGATTCAGCCACAGAAAATTAGTAGAGCTGGCCGGCCTGACAGATTGTGCGGAAGTGTGGGAAGAATTATATCCCGGCTATGCGTTCATCGAAGCGGAGAGCACTTTTAATGAACTGACTGGTTGGCATATTACAGTGAAGATGAGTAAGAAAGAGGGTGAGACATAACATGTTAAAGATTACGATTCCGGCAACTTTGCCAGGGCTGAATGAATACGTAAAGGCAAATAGAGCCAATGCGTATAAAGGAAGCCGGGTAAGTAGGGACGCACATTATATCTGTCGCCTGGGCGCTTTGCCAATCCGGGGGAAGATGCTGCCGAAATGTATGCCGGTGTTCCGCTGGTACGAGCCGAACAGAAGACGGGACAAAGACAACATCGCCATGGCCAAAAAATTCATCCTTGATTCACTCCAAGAAATGAATGTACTGGAGAATGACGGCTGGGAGCAGATTATGGGATTCATTGATGAATTCTACATAGACAAGATGAATCCGCGGGTAGAAGTCCGGATCTATGAGCCGACGGATGCGGATGAATTCTTCAAAGAGCTCCGGCGCTGGACAATGCTGTTATGGAAACATGTATAGGAGGCATGACTATGAGTATTCGGATTACAAATATTAGTAAAAGCGCAAGCAACAAGGGACGGCGCATTGTTATTTGTTACGTGAAAGAAAATAATGGGATTGAGGACAATTACAAACTCAGCAGTTTCGAAATTGCCAGACCGGAGATGGAAGAAGCATGGGCGGCAATTAATGTCGCATATCAAAGGGTGCATCCAGATTATAGAGAAGATGAAACGTGGGTGGATTTTTCGTTCAGCTCGGTCAGCATCAAATATGTGAAAAACATAAACGGGGATATCGTTATTAAGGAATTCCGTCTCAGTGGTGTCATGGCTTGGGACTATATGGGATTCAGTACTATCACTACTGACAAAATTAGTCCACAGCAGAATGAAGAGCTGACGGCTGCCGTTTGCAAATTAATCAATGAAGGTGAACTGTACGTTCATGGCAAGCGGGCGCAAATGCAACTATTTGATGACAAGACGATACAAAATGCGACAACAGTATCTGAGGAGGTTTAATCATGCAAAAATACCAACAAAAATATCAATATGTTACCACTTCCAGTTGCCAGAAAGCGGAAGAAATCAAACAGGAAATTCGTAAGATGAAAGGCAGGCTGGATGACCATGATGAAGAGCTGACTAAAATCGAAGACAACATAGCAGATATATACGAAAAGTGGAAGATGGAATCAGATCGCAATATCGTCCAGAACAATCATTTGTATACCCTTTGCAAGCGGCTGAAATGGACGATGGCCGCCGTGGCAGGAGCGTATATCTGGTCTGTGCTATGGTTCATTTCCAGATAAGGAGTGATGAAGAAATGAGATGGGTAGATGTCAGAGAGTGTCTTCCGGATACGGCAGACAGAGTACTGGTAGCTATGTATGTACGTGCCGTGAAGCCAGTAATAGCTGTTGGCCAATATCACGGAACATATTGGATTGTTGATGAATATTCCAGGCCTGTCAGGCTGAACGAAGTGCAATATTGGGACCCCATTCCCGCGATTCCGCACGAAAGAAAAGCTGAAAGAGAGGAAAAACACTATGATTAGTGCCAGCATAAGAGCTTGTGAACATGAACAACGATTGTGGATCTATGAAGAGGCAGGAGCACAGTTTTCAGAAACTCTTCTTTTTATGGCGCTTCATGATGAATTTGGCTTTGGCCAAAAGCGCATGGAGCGTATTGTAAAATACTAGAATGAATTGCCAGAAAAGGACATTGATTTACGGGAATGGATACAATGTATAGCGGGGTATGGATATGACAATAAAGAAATGGACAGGAAGTATGCTGTAAAAGTACTGCCATTGGCATCGGCCGGGCTGATGAGGAAGAATAAGGTAAACGGGAGAGAATACAAAAACAGGATTCATAACGTACTCTTGGGAGCAGTAGTGATTACATATCATATCCTCGTTCAACATTTCCGGTTTGATGCGGAACAACTGCAGAGATTATCCAGGCGTTTATATGGATATGCTTATTCATTGCGGGATGAAGCATTGGGAATCACTATCTACGATTTTATGGCAGTCATGAAGAAGGAATGCGGCATTGGATATGATATTTTGACAGAATACGAAAAGAAGAATGGGAAAATCAAGGTCGGACCGAAGTGGGGAATCAATACATTGACAGGGAAAGCCAGGAAAAGAGATGAATGATTATGGTGTATCATTGAACGGTTTGTGGAAAAGAATTTCAGAATAAAAGTGGCATGATACATATCGTATGCCATGATTGTACAGAACGGATAGGGAAACAATGGGCAGATACTATAAGAGGGAAACATATCAGGATGAGCCGATGCATTGTTTGTGGGAATACAATACAGAACAAACAATACAAAATGACATGTAGTGTTAAATGTGCTCATATTATGGAATTTGTCCGGGACAGATATCGGGCAAGTCATTTAAGAAATAATAAAATTAAAAAGCAGAAAATAATGGAATGCAGTGAACGAAGAAGGAATAAACAAGACAGTCTGAATACATTTATAGCAAACATACCAGAGGGATTGTCATATGGGAAAGCAAAGGCAATGAAATATTTTGGACTAAGAGTGGTTATGAATATGATAAGCACCATGATGTAATTATTAAACTGTAAAGAAACGAGGGATAAAATGCCAAATGTGATAGATGACGTGACGGCCAAGAAGGCCATGAATACGCTTATTGCACTTTGCCGGGAACAATGGAGAAAAGAAGGATGCTTAACCTGTGCGGTTAAAGACCGATGCATAGTAGGGAGCAAAGATGAGAGTGACTTCTCTTTTCTTGAACCATTTGATATTCCGGAAGACACCAGCGAACTAATTCAGAATCACCGGCGGGCTGTGCAGATGGCCAGGGCTATCATGAACCGAAATGACTAGAGAAAAACGATGAAGACAGGGAAGCAAGGAAGAGAGATGAGAACACATGAACAAAGAACAATTAGTTGCCAAGAAGTATCTACAGCAGCTGGGGAATATAGGAGGTGAGATAGCGGCGCGTAGATCTGTCATTGAAAAGGAATGGAAACGAGTTGTGGGAGGAACGGGGAGTAATCATCTGACTGCACAAATTTCCCTGGCTCCGGCTCATGGTACGAGGCAGTATGGCTGGAATGCGGAGAACATCGACCATTACCTGCAATTGCGTGATGAACAGCAGAAGAAGATACAGGCACTGACGAAAGAACGTGATGCACTCATACAGATGATTGACAATATCATCGAAGTGCGGATGCGGACGGTATTGATTGAGCGGTATGTGAATCGGAGAAGCTGGAATGAAATAGCCAGGCTCATGAAATACTCCGAGGTATATACTAGGAAAAAACTACATGGAATTGCTCTGGAAAATTTCTACAAGATTCTGGTAAATTCAGATTTGTACAAAAGAAAGAAAAAAAGATGAAAGTGTACCGAAAAAGTACCGGAAAGTACCGGAAAGTACCGCTTTCAATGTGATATAATGTAAGGTGTAAATAAGGGCGAAGGAAGCAGGAAGTTGGCTTCCTTCTTTTTTTATACCTGTGCTGGTGCGGGGAGGGAGTGGAATGATTGTCGATTGCAACAACTACCGATGTGCTCACAACAGGCATGGCATATGCATCGCCGACCATATCACGCTCAAAGGCGAGCGTTGCTTGTCCTTCCTGCACAAGATGAAGATGGAAGACCACAGGAGTGATCTGAACCACGGGCCTGTGCGCCAAGGCTCAAGGAAGAGAGTATTTAGATGACTAAAACGCATGAGAAAATGGAAATTTAGCGGGTCCTTCTGGTTAACAATAAAGCCTTGCGCGACCGCGGCGCCCAAAAAACGCTTAGATTTTTAACTTTTTTAGCGCTTATTTATAACGAAATAAAGTAAAATCCTTAGAATTTGGGGTAATCAAATAAGTTTTAAATTAGCTTTAATAATTTAATAAAACTAAAGTTTACAAAAAAGTATAAGTAAAAAGGGGTATGGATGTGAAAATCTCTAAGGACTTGAAGCATTTGACAACTACACAAACCGAGCTTGCCAGAGCCCTGGGATTGACACAACCCCGGATACATCAGCTTATACAAGAAGGCATTGTGGAACGTGACGACCATGGAGCCGTTCTGGTGATAGCCAGCTTGCAAAACTACTACCGTACACAAGGTAGTGGCAGTGATGGTGGCAGTGAGCTGGATTACATGGAAGAAAAGGCCAAGCATGAGAAAATAAAACGCGAAATCGCTGAACATAAGTTGGCCATCATGGAAGGCAATGCCTATAGTGCCAGGACTGTCGAACTGGTCATGACAGAAATGTTATCAAACCTGCGCACGCAGCTGTTGGGACTGCCGACAAAGCTGGCTCCGCAGCTGGAAGGCAAGACTAAAGAGCAAATTTATGTACGACTGACCAGGGAAATAGAAGAAAAGCTGTCAGAGCTGAGCGAGTACAGCCCGGACCTGTTTACAGATGAAGAGGTGGTAGACGATGACGACGCATAGATTGAAATCGGCGTCGGCACTGTGGAACTATATTTCCGTCCACGGGTTGAAGCCTTTGCCGAAAACGTCGGTCAGCGAATGGGCTGATACATACCGCTATCTATCGCAGGGAGTATCGGCGGAGCCAGGCAAATGGCGGACCGATCGGGCTGAATATCAGCGGGAAATCATGAACGCCTTCACACAGCCGGGAATACATCGGGTTGTAGTGAAATCAGCGGCGCAAATTGGCAAAAGCGATATCATGAACAACGTCATAGGCCGGTTTGCTCACTTGGATCCGGCAACAATCATGATGATACAGCCGACTATCGACATGGCGCAGGACTACAGCAAGAGCCGTATTGCGCCAATGATTAGAGATACTCCTGTATTGAGCCAGATTTTTTATAATGTGAAAAGCAAATCCGATGCACAGGCGGCGAAAACCAGGGACGGCAACAACACCATACTCAGTAAAATATTTCCTGGCGGCCGCCTAATCATGTGCGGAGCCAACAGCCCGGCCGGACTGGCAAGCCGGCCAATCAGGATATTGCTGGCCGATGAAGTGGATCGGTTCCCGGACAGTGCCGGCAGTGAAGGTGATCCGGTAGATTTGGCATCCAAACGTATGACGACATACTGGAATCATGTCATGGGATTGTTCTCGACGCCGACAAATGAAGGGGCCAGCCGGATCGATTTGGAATACAACGCGGGCACACAGGAAGAATGGCAGCATGCCTGTCCGAATTGTGGAGAGTATCATCTTATCCGGTATATTGATATCGTCACGGAGTCAGAAGAGTATAAAAGCGAGGACGGAAAGAAGCATGTCGTCGTAAAATCCGTGAAGTGGCGCTGTCCTGACTGCGGCTTTGAGTTTACAGAGCGGCAGATGAAAGACGCCAATCAAAAGTACATAGCGAAGAACCCGACTGCGGTGCAAAATGGCATTCGCAGTTTTTTTGTGAACGCTTTTACATCACCCTGGTTGAGTTGGAAAGACATCATGCGGGAGTGGTTGGAAGCTAAAGGCGATCCGGCTAGGGAAAAGGTTGTCGTCAATACACGGTTCGGGGAAAGCTATCGTGAACCGGGAGCCTTCGAGGATCATGAAATATTCCTCAGACGGCGGGAAGCCTACGGCGCGGAGCTTCCGGACGGCGTGCTGATGCTGACGGCGGCTGTCGATACGCAGGATAACCGCCTGGAATACGAAGTCTGTGGATGGGGCGAAAATGAGGAGTCCTGGGGCATCAAGAAAGGCGTTATCCTGGGCAAGCCTGACCAGGAAGCGACATGGAATGAACTGGATTCCATCCTGGACCATACGTATACATTCGCTGATGGAACGGGTTTGAAGATTCTCCGGGCGTTTATTGATTCCGGCGGCCATTACACGGGCAGTGTATACCGCTACTGTGAAAAGAATTTCACCAGACAGCGCTTTGCTATCAAAGGCTATGCCAACAGCCCGGGCATACCGCTCAATTACAAGATAGGCAAGGCCAGCAACAGCCCAATCCCACTCGTTATCCTGGGTGTCGATGACGGAAAACAGCAGATCATGAACCGCCTGGCCATCACACAGCCTGGGGCGCAGTACATGCATTTCCCTCTTAATGAAGAAGAAAAGGAGCTGGGAAACCGGGGTTATGATGAACTCTATTTCAAGGGCATCATCTCAGAACACAAGAAACGGATAAAACGAAACGGCGTTATCCGGGAAATCTGGGAGACAACAGCCGGCGTACGCAATGAACCTTTGGATTTGCGGGTGTATAACCTGGGATGCATGTACAGCTGTAATCCGAATTGGAAACAGCTGAAAGAAATCCTGCTGGCCGCTAAGACCGGACGGCCTGTAAAGCCGGTGGCGACAACGCAGAAACGGCCATCACGGATGCGTAAAGTCAGCCGGGCAACGAATATCTGGTAGGTGATAAGACAATGAGCAATTCAATACAAAACGAACGCCTGAAGCGGTATCTGGAAGCGGAAAAAGCTGTACTGATGGGTCAGTCTTACACGATTGGCACACGGACACTGACGCGGGCAGATTTATCGACAATCCGTGCGGCGATTGATGACCTGATTGCCGGCGGCGCAACGCTGGATGATGCGGATATCACGCAAAAAGGCCGGGCAAAACGGGTTGTATTTTTAGGCTAGGAGGTACGCATGAGAAAGAAAAAGAGAACGGCAGCCAAAGCAAAGGCGAGAATGCCGACTAGAGAAATTACAAACAGCGGGTATTCCGAAGGTGGTGCTTCAAATAGAAGCAATATTCTGAAGGCTTATCGGCCTATCAAGTATTCGGCCAAGTCGGATATCAATGCCAATCTATTTACATTACGCAATCGCAGTGCCGACCAGGCGATTAATACGCCTATCGGCTCAGCAGCTATCAATACCAGTGCGCTGCATACGATTGGCATCGGCCTGCATGTATTCCCACGTCCAAAGTTCAAAATGCTGGGTATGGATGCAGAGACGGCACGGGACTGGTCGCGCAGGGTAGCGCAGGAATTTGACCTGTGGGCCTCTTCCACGGCCTGTGATATTTCCCATCGAAACAGCTTCTATGACCTGCAGGATATCAATTATACGGGATATCTGGTCGATGGCGATGCATTCTGTGTGTTCCGGCGCAGGCCTCCAACTAAGGATTATCCGTATTCCCTGCGGTTACAGCTGCTGGAGGGCAACAGGGTAAGTAATCCCATGGGGCGTGATTATTACGGCGTCATGGGACCGTATGCGGTGGAAATGCAGGCGCCGACGCCAGGAAACCGGATTATTTCCGGGGTAGAGATAGATTCTGACGGAGCTGTTGTTGCCTATTGGGTCAGCAATAAGGTGCCAGGCGACCCGGTAGACGTAGGGGAGGTGCCGAACTGGGTACGTATCAAGGCGTTTGGCGACATCTGCGGTATGCCGAATATCGTGCAGACCTGTCACGACACGCGGCCGGAACAGTATAGGGGCGTTCCCTATCTGGCACCGGTCATCGAGACGCTGAAGCAGGTCAGCCGATACACGACAGCAGAGCTGACAGCAGCTATTGTAAAGTCATTCTTTGCTCTGTTTTTCACAGAAAGCAATACAAGCGGCGCCACGTTAAATGACATTCTGGGACCAACAAACAATGACGACCCGATGGCCCCCGTCATCGATGTCGATGAATACAGCCTCGGTCCAGGTACAATGAATGCATTGCCCAGAGGAGTAGACGTAAAAAGCATTGATGCCTCACGAAGCATGTCCACGTTTGATACGTTTACGACTAAGCTGTTGGAAATGGTAGGGTCGGCAATTGGCCAACCGTACGAAGTGCTGATGAAGCATTTCACGTCATCCTATTCCGCCTCGAGAGCGGCCTTATTGCAGGCCTGGGAGGAATACAAACGGCGCCGTACCTGGTTTGCCCGTGATTTCTGTCAGCCTGTTTATGAAATGTGGTTGGCTGAAGCTATTGCCATGGGACGGATTGAAGCCCCGGGATTCTTCACGGATCCGCTGGTCAGGAAGTGTTGGTGCAATGCAAACTGGTATGGTCCGACCATGAGCATCTTGGACCCTCTCAAGGATGTAAACGGCAGTGCTTTACGCACACAATATGGATTAAGCACACGGGAACGGGAAGCTGCGGAAATGACCGGCACAGACTTCGAGGAAAACATCGAACAGCTGGCGTATGAACAGCGGATGCTCGAAAAATACGGCATTGCCGGGAATGAAAAAACAACTGGGGATGACGGGAAAGGAGAAGAACCGACAAATGAAGGAACCAACCAATAAATTTTGGAAATTCGTCAATGAAACGGAAGGCGACACGGCGGAATTACTGATTTACGGAGCCATTGCCAGCTCAAAGCCTTGGTACAGCGACGATGATGACGGCAGTGTCTACCCGGTACAGTTCCGGAACGATTTGAAAGCTTGTGGCGGGAAGAATCTGACCGTACGTATCAATTCCGGCGGTGGTGATGTATTCGCGGCACAGACCATTTATACGCTGTTGAAAGGGTATACAGGCGACGTTACTGTCCACATCGACGGCATGTGCGCCAGTGCGGCGACACTGATTGCCTGTGCTGGCGATAAAATCGTCATGCCACGGAATGCGCTGTACATGATTCACAATCCGCAAACGTTTACGTTTGGCAATCTTGATGCAGACGGCATGCGCCAGACAGCAGATATCCTGGACACGGTAAAGCAGACTATTGTCAACGTGTATGTAAGCAAGTGTGATGGAGAGCTGACTGCAGAAGAAATCGGGCACATGATGGACGATGAAATGTGGATGACAGCAGACGAAGCGAAAGAGTACGGCTTCATTGACGAAATCGACGACTATCTCGTTACGGCAGAAATCAGGAACAACATGTTATTCCTGAACGATATCGCTTATGACGGCCATGGCGATATCCAAAAGATTTGTAAAATGATTGGAGAGAAAAAGCACATGAAGAATAACGATCTTGTAGCAAAAATTGCGAATGTGCTGGGCATCAGCCCGGCAGAACCGGTGGTACATGAAAACCAGGCAGAAAAACAGCGCATTGCCGAACTGGAAGCACTGAAAACGGATAATGTATATGGCAATGCAGTCATTGATCAGGCAATTAAGGAAGGCCGGACAGCAGCTGATGTGAAGCCGTACATTGATGCGGTAAACGCAGTAGAAGCGCCGAAAGACGAAGCCAGCGAAGCCCTGGCCAGCATCCGGGCACTGATTGAAGACCAGATGCAGTCCGGGAGCCAGAATGTCAAACCGGCTCCGAAAGCTGGCATGGCAACAGATAATGCTGCACAGAAATTGCAGGATATCAATGATGTCGTTGAGGCTGCTAATAAGATGAGAGGTGTTAAATAATGGCTATCAAAGAGACAACAACAATTACGCACGAACAGATGTATGGTGGTCCGGAAAAGGAAATCCTGATGGCAAATGTAACCATCACGGCAGGAAAAGCACTGGAAAAAGGCACACTCATGACCGTTACTGGCACAACGGCAGTTGCAACTACTTCCGATGGTACGGCGAATGCTATCCTGGCGTATGATGTCGATGCAACAGCAACGGCGGCAACAGTGTACGTATCCGGCCGATTCAATCGCGACCAGCTTCATGCTGCCGATGGCGATACTGTAGCCGCGCATGAAGACCAGCTTCGCGATTATGGTATTTATCTGACTAAAAATTTATAAGTAGAGGGAGGAATACACAATGGCTATTGATTACAAAGATACAGTTTCTTTATTACAGGCTATGGAGCGCATTACACCGCCGGCATCGTTCCTGCTTGATACGTTTTTCCCGGTCATTCCGCAGGTGGCTGTGCAGACACGGATTGCCGTAGAATACCGCAAACGCGGCCGTCGTCTGGCTCCGTTTGTAACTCGTGGAGGTAAGGGCCTCAATCTTGATCGGGAAGATTCCAAGCTGGACATCTACACTCCGCCGATGATTGGCCCGCGTCGTATTCTCGACCCGGATATCGTCAATGAACGTGGTTTCGGAGAAAACATTTACAGTACCGTTACACCTGCACAGCGCGCAGCCGCACAGCAGGCAGAGGACCTGGTAGAACTGCAGAATAGCATTATCAACCGCAAGAGCAAAATGGCGGCAGATTTGTTGCAAACAGGCAAATGCGATATTTATGGCTACGCAGACGATGGCAAGACCGATCTCCTGGATACGGTAGATTATGGCTTTGATCATACGGTGACGCCGACAACGAAATGGGACCAGGCAGGAGCTACAATTTACAGCGATATCAAAAATGCATCGGAAATGGTGCAGGAAGATGCAGGATTGGTGCCGACCGTGATGGTTTGTGGTAAGAATATTGCCGATTACCTGCTCAATAACGACCAGATTATGAAATGGCTCTCCATCCCGCTGGCTTCCAATTTATCTCTCATGAACATCCAGCCGACAATTGTTAGTCCGCAGGTTATGCGTATTGGTGTGATTCAGTCGCTGAATCTGGAAGTCTACACCTATGCAGAAACCTATGTAGATGATGACGGCAAGGTCCAGAGCTTCCTTGATTCTGATACAGCTGTCCTGGCAGTACCTGGAAAAGGCCGTCAGCTCCACGGTGCAGTTACTCTGGTCAATGATGCGGGTAATGGCTACGATACCTATGCAGCTAAGTATGTACCGTACTACATGGGCTCCAAAGAATCCCAGCAGGTAGCACTGGCTATGTACAGCCGTTGCGTACTGGCTCCGGAATGTGTGGACGACTGGGCTGTTATCAAAGCCAAATAGGAGGTAGTACTATGGACATTATGGTAATGCATGGAGCTCTCAGTGCAGGCAATAAACTGTACCGCACAGGCTCTATCGTCAGTGTTGATGATGCCCTGGGTGAAGAGCTGATTATGCGCAGTCCGGATCAATTCTGCCAGGCTGTAGGCAAGGTGGAACCAGCTCAGGAAACACAGCCGGAAGCAGAGCCGGCCAAAGACACTAAAGCCAAAGACGAACCGAAAGCAGAAAAAGAAGTAGGCCTTCCTTCCGCTGATCCGTCCGCAGCTGTCCGAAAATGAGCGAATTTAAAGACATGGTATCGGCAGACCTCGACATTTTTGTAAATGGCGATGAGTTTGCCGAAGACCATGATTTAAATGGGACGCTGTGCAAGGCAGTTGTTGACACGATGGACAGCCAGGAGAATTTTTATACTGGCCAGACGTATGAACCCTACGGCGGTATTTCCGGACGGTTGATAAAAGTGTATGTCAAAGCGTCGGATTTGCCGGAGATTCCAGCGGAAGGCATGGTATTCAGGGTAGACGACGAACCATTGATTGTCAATAAAGCATCAGAAGAAATGGGCATGGTTGTCATCTTGTTGCATGGATCTGAGGGATAAAAATGATATCAATCGAAGTACGTAACCAAGACGTAGAAAAATTGGAGAAAACACTGGCCGGTTTTGCCGGAGATAAGATTGCCGCGTGCATTGACCGGGCTACATATCGTGGTGCATTGCATGCCAGAAAGGTAGCAATCAAGCAAATACGCAGTATTTACACCATTAAATCCGGGGAACTTCGAAGTGCGGCACCGATTAAACGAAGCGGTTTAGTATCTACTATTGACATCAAAGGCCCGTTTTTGCCAGTAGAACATTATCGGGCAGTCAGCAGGGCCAAGGGCATATTCGTGACCATCAAAAAAGGGAGTGGCGCACTGGTTCACATGTCATTCTCTAAAGGTGGTAATGGGGGCGTCTTCCGTAAAAGAATCGGGCCTGAACGATATCCGATTGAAGGATTACATGGACCGGCTGTTCCTCAGCTATATGGCAATAAAGCAGTAGTGGAAATTATGGAACAGGAAGGAATGCGTGTCTATGAAGAACGAATGATGCATGAGCTTGAACGATTGGTTGGTGGTGCATAATGTCGCAAATCCTCACGCCATGGCAATGTGCATCGGAAATTGCAGATTGGCTAAAAGAACAAATAAAATCTTCATCGGAGTATTCCAACCTGCTTGATGTAACGACAGGAAATATCAAGATATATCCTGGTTTCCTGCCCTATGTGTCAGATAAAAAAACGAAAAAGACATTATGCCCGGCTGTTGTTATCAGGCCGACGACTATATCCGATTTGGAAACAGAATCTACGGCTTCCATGGCAGTATTGGTCACGACATATGATGACGACATGATTAATGGCTGTCAGAGCCTCTATAAACTCATGGAAGCGGTAAGAGAGCTGCTACTGGTCAACAATCCCATCAATATGCGATGGGAAATCAAGAACGGGACGATGGAATCTACCATCCCGGATGAACAACCATACCCTATTTGGTGGGGCCGTATTGATTTTGATGTCAATGTACAACAGCCACGGGAAGTCAGTGAATTTATATTAGGAGGTCCGAAGCGTTTTGGAAACGACTAAAGAAGAAATGACGCAGAATGCGGTGACAGAAGAAACGACAGCTGTCACAACTGCATATAAAGGGCCAGTGATATATGTAGGCCCGAGTTTCCGGAATTCCAGGCTGAATCATTGCATGATTTTTTCTGAGATTCCTACACCGGAAGGAGAAGACGATGTATTGAAGCATCTTTTTGTCAAGCCGGCAGGATTGAATGACGCATTGAAGGCTGTAAAGACAAAAGGGACGGCACTCAATACGTTTTATCAAAAAGCAATCAAGAACAATAAAGGGGGTAATTAACAATGGCATTTTTCCATGGCATCAAGACATCGGAAATTGATACCGCAGTCGTAGCTACAGCCCAGACAACGGCTGGGCTTCCTGTTGTATTCGGAACTGCACCGGTGCATCTGGCAGCAGACCCGAAAATCAATGAGCCAGTCATTTGCTATTCCTGGTCTGAAGCAAAGAAGTACTTAGGCTATCACGAAGACTGGGACAAATATACACTGTGTGAGCCGATGTATGCAGAGTTTAAACTTTTTGCGGTAGCTCCAGTCGTATTTATCAATGTATTGGACCCAACTAAACACAAAAAGAGTATATCCAGTACAGCTTTGACGGTTAGCCGAAAAGCGGCAACAATCGAAGATGATGTCATCCTGTCGTCATTAACTGTATCAGCGACATCGGCAGGATCTGCAGCAACAGCAGGCACTGACTATGTAGCTGCATACGATGACGACGGTAACACGGCGATTTCCATCTTGGATGGAGGGGCACTGGCAGATGCAAAGACGATTTACGTTGCCTATGATGCGGTCGATGCATCTCTGGTCAAAGATAGTGATATTATCGGGGGCGTTGGCACCAATGATGCGGTCACAGGCCTGGAACTGATTAACTACATTTACAGCAAATTCTCTCTCGTACCTGGTATTATCGCCGCGCCTGGATGGTCACAGCATCCGGAAGTTGCCGCTGTGATGCGGGCAAAATCCCGCAATATCAACGATGTATTCCGTTGCAGTATCCTGACCGATATCGATACGACGGAAGTCAAATCGTATAGTGGCTGTAATCTTTGGAAAAGTGGCAATGGCTATACTGGTGTCGCTGAATCTGTTTGCTGGCCGATGGGCAAAATGGGAGACCACTGCTACTACATGTCCACCATTGAAATGGGCGTTATTGGCCAGGTGGATGCCTCGAATGATGATATTCCTTATGAATCCACATCCAACAAATCTGTACCGATTACGGGGCTGTGCCTGAAAGATGGGACAGACGTAACACTGGAACTGACGCAGGCCAACCTGCTCAACAGCCAGGGCATTACAACGGCATTGAATTTTGGCGGTGGCTGGAGACTCTGGGGCAATTATACAGGCGCCTATCCGGGCTCTACAGATCCGAAAGATACATTCCTCGCTGTCCGTCGTATGTTTGACTGGGACGATCAGGTGTTTATCCTGACATATTGGCAGCGTCTCGACAAACCGGGCGTTCCTCGTAATATCCAGATTATTCTGGATTCGGAACAAATTCGATTGAATGGGTTGAAATCTCGAGGCTATATCCTGGACGGGAGTGTTGAATTCCTGGAAGAAGAAAATCCAACGACTGATTTGGAAGCAGGTATCTTCCGGTTCCACAAAAAGCGTACGCCGCCAATCCCGATGCAGGAAATTGATACTATTTCCGAATATGATGTAAATGCGTTTAACGCACTGTTTGAATAGAGGTGAACAGCACATGGAAATCAATAAAATGCCTGAAGTCCTGAATGATTTCAGGATTTATGACGAAAACAGCGACACCTTATACGGTGTCGCAAAACTCGAACTGCCTGACTTTAAGAGCATTACAGCGACCATCAAAGGTGTAGGCGTCGGCGGCGAAATCGAAGCCCCGGTTTTAGGGCAGTTTGAATCTATGGAAACAAAGCTCACGCATAACATCAATGATAAGTGGAATCTGACCATGGTAGGTGGGAAAGCGGTAGCTCTGGAAGCCAGAGCGGCTAACCAGTATTGGGACAGCGCCAATAACAATTATGTCATGGAAAAGGTACGTGTCGTCATTCGTGGCAGAACAAAACAGATGTCCGGCGGTTCTTGGGAACCGGCATCTACAACCGATGCTGAAAACACGATTGAAACGACGTATATCAAATACGAAGTCAATGGCAAAACGCTCCTGGAAGTAGATAAGTATGCATATAAGTTTGTTGTCGGCGGTACGGATATCATGCAGCCGATTCGCGATGCGTTGGGCATTTAAATAGGAGGTATCTCAGAATGAAGAAAGAAGACACAACAGTAGTTGAAGCGGAAGTTGTCAAAGACAATCAGCTGGCACTGCCCAGTGATCAGGTTATTCATCTGTCGAGGGCTTTGCCCGACGGCAAAGATACTCTGTATCTGGATTTTGATAAGATTACAGGTTATACCCTGCTAAAGTGCGAAAAAGAAGCCAAAAAGCAGGATGCAAGTATTGTTGTGCCGGCATTATCCCAGGTTTACCAGTCTCATGTAGCCGCTGTAGCGGCAGGTATTAAATACGATGATATCCTGTCTCTGCCGGCTAAAGATTTCACAGCTATCATGATTAAGACGCAAGGTTTTTTGCTAGGTACGGCCTCGCCGGACGACACGGAATAACAGCAAAACTGTTTATGCTCAATACGGTCAGGATGGCAAAATATACACATACCTCGATAGGCTTTTTCCTGGATTTGCCTGTCGAGGAGTATGCATCCTGGCAATCTATCATCAACGCTGAAATCGAAAGAGAAAATAAAGCGATAGAAAGCGCTGGGAAAGGAGGACGCCGTGGCTAATAGAGTACTTGAAATGGCCATTGCGATAAAGGGACAGCTGGATGGCAGCGTTGGCAGTGCCATGTCGCGGGCTGTTGCTCAGGCCAAACAGATGCAGTCACAGATTAAAACTGCAAACCGGGAACTGCAGAACTTGCAGAAACAGGCGGCTAAACAGCAAAACAGCAAAGGATATGTCGAATATGATACTGAATTGGCTGTTTTACAAGCTCAGGTCAGAAAGAACGAGCTGGCCAAGCAATACGAAGGGACAATGAACCGTATCAATGCAAAGCAAAAGGCATCGGCAAATTTATCCCAGGCTGTAAGCAATCTCAAAGCCGGAGCTGTCGCCGCGGCGGCTATTGCGGCACCTCTGGGCATTGCAGCCAATGAAGCCATTAAGTATGAATCGGCCATGGCTGATGTCAGGAAAACAGTAGATTTTGACACGCCTGAGCAATTCAAGCAAATGGGCGCTGATATCCTGCAGATGACGCAGGAATTACCTATGTCGGCAGAAGGTATTGCCCAGATTGTAGCCGCTGGTGGGCAGGCAGGCATCGCACGTGAAGATTTGAAACAGTTTGCTACTGATGCGGTCAAGATGGGCATTGCATTTGACATTACCGCTGACCAGGCCGGCGAAATGATGGCCAAATGGCGCACAGCGTTTGGCATGAGTCAGGGCGAGGTTGTACAGTTGGCGGATCAGGTCAATTACCTGTCGAACACAACAGCGGCAAGCAGTGATTCTATATCGGATATTGTTACCAGAGTCGGACCTTTAGGCCAGGTTGCTGGCATGAGTGCGGCACAGGTAGCCGCTGTTGGTGCTTCTATGGCATCCGTTGGCGTACAGTCAGACGTAGCAGCAACGGGCATCAAAAACATGGCCTTGGGTCTGGTAGCAGGTGAAGGGGCAACCAAGTCACAAGCGGAAGCTTTTCAGCAATTAGGACTTTCAGCGGAGGATGTAGCCAAGCGGATGCAGGAAGATGCTCAGGGAACGATTATTGATGTGCTGTCCCGGGTTAAACAACTGCCGAAAGAACTGCAGGCTTCTGTATTGAGTGATTTGTTTGGCAAAGAATCTATCAATGCTATTGCGCCACTATTGACGCAGCTGGATACTTTAAAGGATAACTTCAACAAAGTTGGCGATTCAACGCAATATGCCGGGTCGATGGAAGCAGAATATCAGGCACGGGCAGCGACTACAGCCAATCAGTTACAGCTGGCCAAAAACAATTTAGTGGCGGTGGCCATTAATATAGGCAGTATCCTATTGCCGGCTATTTCATCAGTGGCAGGGACTTTGGCCACAGCGGCAGGAGGAATCGCCTCGTTTATTTCTCAGCATCAGCAGTTGGCAACAGTCATCATTGGCGTCATAGGAGCTGTACTCGCACTAACTATGGCCGCACTGACCATTCGTGCCGCCGTTGCCTATTATAAATATATGGTTGCCACTATCCACATGATACGGGATGCTCACGTAGCCGCTACTGTTGCCAGCAGAGCATCCACTGCGGCCACATTTGCTGCAGGAGCAGCACAGCGGGCATTCGCAGTGGGAGCACGATTGGCAGCCGCGGCACAAATGGCACTCAATGCAGTTATGTCTATGAATCCGTTTGCTTTGATTGTTATTGCTATTATGGCAGTAGTTGCGGTATTGGTATACCTGTGGAATACGAATGAAGGCTTTAGAGCTGCGTGCATAGCTGCATGGGAATCCATTAGTTCAGCTGTATCCAGCGCATGGCAGACCATTTCTGATGCGGCCAGTGCAGCTTGGGACTATATAACCAGTGCCGTGGACAGCGCTTACAGCTTCATTGTAGGTATCCTGGATTCCATCGCCGCAGCGGCACAAGCTGTCTGGGATTCAGCGGTAAGCGCGGCAACTTCCTGTTGGAATACAATTGTGAGTACCGTAAGCGATGCGGTAAATACGATACAAGGATATTGGGATAGCATGAAAAACTTCCTGTCTGATCCGATACAGGGAACTATCAATATCGTAAAGAACATTGCAGGCGGTGGAGATGAAGCCGGTCAATCCGCAAGCGGTGGCGTTTTTACAAGGCCATATTTGACGTGGGTAGCCGAAGCCGGACATCCAGAAGTCATTGTCCCGATTACCCATGACGCCAACGCCTATAGCCTGTGGGCTAAAGCAGGGCAGATGCTGGGCGTATCTCCGAGTACATCAGTCAATGTGTCAGCTCCATCTGTTTCCGGCGGCAGTGGCCGGCAATATACATTTAGTCCGACCATTGTGGTGCAGGGTGCCGGACCGAACACCAAACAGGAAATATCCCAGCTCATGGATCAGAAGATGCGTGAATTTGAACAGATGATGAAGCGGGTAGAATCGAACAGGAGGCGGTTGAGCTATGAGTAATGCATACAGTACCGTGCAGGGCGACATGTGGGACATGATTTCCTATCGTGTTTACGGCTCTGAAAAGTATGTAAAGATATTGCTGGAAGCCAATCCGGAATATCGGGATGTCGTTGTTTTTCCGGCTGATATCGTGTTGACATGTCCGACCATAACGCCGACAGATACAACAAAGCTACCTCCGTGGAAGCGGTGATTAAATGGCAGTACTGCAATCCTTACAGAAAAAAATAACAATACTAAAAGCGCAGGCAACAGCCGGCTTACTCGCACAAGAGCATATCAGCCGGCGCGCATGGCTGAGTGTAACGTACAATGGGAAGGATATTTCGGAATCACTTGTACAGTACGTGCTGAGTTTTAGCTATACAGACAATCTGACCGGGCAGGTAGATGATATCTCTATTACTCTCGAAGACCGCGCTGAACTGTGGGAAGCTGACTGGATGCCAGAAAGAGGCGCTACATTAGATATTACGATTTGTACATATAACTGGTCAGATCTATACAGTGAAGAAGAGGATTTAAAGCTGGGAAAGTTTGAAATTGATGAAATTGAAGCAAGCAGTGCACCGAATGTCGTAACAATCAAAGCTGTGGCCATATCCATCGGTGATGACAGTACACTGCGCAGTACACTGCGCTCGCATACTTGGGAAAATATATCCGTATGGAAAGCAGCCAATGATATTGCTTGGCAGAATGGCATGAAACTGCAGTGGTACTGTGATGAAAATCCAAATATAGACAAGCTTGAACAGAGTGATGAATCGGATCTGGATGTATTGCAGAAAATTTGTGATGATGCCGGCTTTGCATTGAAAGTCACAACAGATACCATCATCATTTTTGATGTTAAAAAGTTTGAGCAGAATGATGTGTATGCAGAGTATTATCATCCGGGTACAACCATATTGGATAATGTAGAGGACCAAACAAAACCTGTTCAGACAGATGCGCTGTTGAGTTATAGCTTTAAAGCAAAAATACGGGACGTATATAAAAAATGTCATGTCAAATATGCTAAAGACAAAGATAAGTCGGTCATAGAATCGACATTCGTTGCTCCGGATAAGCAAGATAAAGACGGGGCGACACTGGAAATACATCAGCAGGTGTCTTCTCAGGCGGAAGCTGACCGACTGGCTAAAATTAAATTACGGGAAAAGAATTGTGAAGAATTCACGGGCAGTTTTTCATCTGATGGAAATATTGGCCTTTGTGCAGGAGAAACCATTGAGATGTTGGGATTTGGAAATTTTTCCGGAAAATATATCATCACCCAGACCAAACATGACATCAGCAGCAGTGGCTTCACCAGCAGCGTAGAAATAAGGAAGTGTTTAGATGGCTATTGATAACGATATTATTAAATTATTGATGCGGTGCGTGCGTGTAGGACGAGTGTCGTCCGTGGATCCGGCAGATGCATCGGCCAGAGTGACATTTCCTGACCATGACGACGTGGTATCCCCACCGCTGAAAGTCATCATGAGAGGATGCAAAGTAGAAAAAGATTATTGGATGCCTGCTGTGGATGACCAGGTAGTTTGCCTTTATGCCGCAGATGGTGGGGGAAAAGGCATGGGGGCCGGATACATACTGGGTACGATTTACAGCACTGTAGATGCGCCTCCTGGTGGCGGTTCACGGGTACTCAATGTGCCAGGGGATTTACATATTACCTGTGGGAGTTTAGATATCTCTTCTGGTGCCGGAGATGTTACAGTAAATGGCATTTCTCTGGTCAATCATACTCACGGTGGCGTACAGTCCGGCGGAAGCAATACGGGCAAACCGCAGTAAGGAGAGAGGCTTATGTATATCGGATATATGGGATCAATCATATTCGGGGTATCTGAGCATTATCTTGTTACGCCGGATGAAGTCAGCAGGTCCGGGGAGGCGCGATGGCAGACACATGATTTGATCATGAATAAGCCTGTAGCACAGTTTATCGGGCCAGGGCAGGAAGAACTATCGTTTAAATTACGGCTCATGACGCAATATAATGCGACTCCAGAAAGACAGCTCAAGACACTGCGGGAGATGCGTGACAATGGGATGGTGTTTCCTCTGATTATCGGCGGGAAGCCAGTATCTCAGAACTACTGGTATTTGGAAAGTGTGGAAGAGGCAGAAGCTATCTACAACGCATACGGAAGAATCTTGTATATTACGGCCAATGTCAAACTCAAAGAATATGATTTGGAAAATACGGATGAAGAATCGAGCATCAATAAAGCTGGCAGAGCGTACAACGTTGTCACTACATTAGTTGGAGGTGGATTGTAATGCAATACGAAGTATCGACAAAAGACCCGGAGAAAATAGATATTTCGCCGAAAAATGAAGTAACCGAAATATTGCAGAACGTCCGTACGATACTGGCAACGACTAAAGGGACGATACCATTGGACCGGGAATTTGGTATTGATGGATCTGTCATTGATATGCCGACGATGCAGGCGCAAGCATACCTGACGAATGAAATCTTCCAGGCAATCCGGAGATATGAGCCCAGAGTATCTATTGATAACATTACATTCGATGGTGATATTTCCGGGAAATTGATTCCAAAGGTGGTGATTACAATATGAAATTAGCAGATTTACCAGACATTGAATTTGCCGATGCAGATGAAGAGACTGTAAAAGCGGCAGTGCTGGCAGACTATACAGAAATCACGGGCCGGACACTGGCAACAGGAGACCCGACAAGGCTGTTCCTGCTGGTGATTGCAGAACTCATTATCCGGTTGCTGAACAAGATGAATTATACGGGTAAACAGAATCTGTTGAAGTATGCAACAGGGGATAATCTGGATGAGCTGGGCACGTTTTCCGACACTGACCGGATTCCGGCGTCTGCCGCCACAACGACACTCAAGATTACGTTGTCGGCAGTACGAGAACAGGAAACCATTATTCCCAGCGGAACACGGGTAGCAACTGCCAGTGGCATATATTTCGCCACCGATGAAGATGTAGCCGTGTTAGCCGGCAATACAACAATAACCGTAAAAGCAACCTGCCAGACGACCGGGGCGACGGGGAACGGCTTCCTGCCCGGGGAAATCAACAATATTGTGGATCCCATCGCGTACGTGGAATCAATTACCAATACGACAACAAGTGATGGTGGCGCAGATGAAGAAGACGATGACGCATATCGGGAACGGATTCATGAATCGCCGGAACGGTTTTCCACGGCCGGGCCGACAGGTGCCTATGAGTACTGGGCAAAATCGGCCAACAGCTCCATCATTGACGTGACAGTATATAGTCCGTCGGCAGGCGTCGTAGAAATACGGCCATTGCTGACAGGTGGTACAATTCCGGAACAGGAATTGCTGGATGCAGTTGCCAGTATCCTGAATCAGGAAAAAGTACGGCCACTGACAGACCAGGTACAGGTCAAGGCTCCGGAAGCGGTTAGTTATGATATCACACTGACGTATTACATTGACCAGGGAACATCCGAATCGACAGTACAGGAAGCGGTATCTGCAGCTATAGACAGCTATAAGTTATGGCAGTCAAAGAAAATTGGCCGGGATATCAACCCGTCGAGGCTGATTGCCGATGTGATGGCCGTAGCGGGCGTCAAGCGTGTAGTCGTGACCTCACCAACATTTACGGAGCTGACAAATGTGCAGGTGGCGCAGGCAGGTACAGTAACGGCCAGCTTAGGAGGTAGCGAAGATGAATGACGATGAATACAAGATTGCTGAACATTTGCCGTCATCCATTGATGCGGAACCTATATCTACCCTGGCCAATGTCGTTGATGCGGAAATAGAGAAAATAAACCCGGACCTGCTTTTGATTTATCCGGCTATAGACAGCTTGAACGAACAGTTGATAGACTATTTAGCTGTCCAGATGCATGTGGACGAATATGACGATACGGCCGATTTAGATATCAAAAGGCAGCAAGTCAAGCAATCTTTCCTGCTCCATCGCTTGAAAGGTACAAAGTATGCGGTGCAGAAAGCGGTATCGACAGTGTACCAGTCGGCGAAAGTCGAAGAATGGCCGGAATACAGTGGAGAGCCCTATCATTTCCGGGTGGCAGGTATAACGGCACCGATGAATGAAACAAAGACCATCAATAAACTGGTACGGCTGATTAATGCGTACAAAAATACCCGTTCTTGGCTGGACTATGTACAGTTTAGCAGACGGTATGGCCAGAAATTTTTATTTGGTGGAAATGTAAACCTGGTACGGAAAACGACGATTACGTTTGATATAAAACAGACGATAATCACGCAAAAAAGCATACATGTATTAGCTGGCGTCGGTGTATATAAGGAGGTAACGATTAATGGCAAATTGGAATAAGATAACCATGACAGCTGTCGGGGCCGCATTGCAGGCTAAAGTCAATGCCGGATTGACGACACTGAAATTCACACGTGTGGCCATCGGATCCGGGACAAGAACTGGCGATTTAGGCAGTGCGACCGGGCTGGTAAAAGAGGAACTCACATTGGGCATTAATAGTATCACCCAGAATGGGAGTACTGTTACCTTGGACCTGACAATCAGCAATAGCGGCATTACGACGGGTTTCAAAATCACAGAAATGGGATTGTTTGCAACTGATCCTGATGACGGAGAAATCATGTATGTAGCCCTTATTGATGATAATCCGGACTATATGCCGGCAGAAGGAAGCAGTACAGTCGTACAGCAGGAATTTCAACTTGTATTTACAATGAGCAATACCGGCAATGTATCAGCAACAATTAATCCTAATGGGTTTTTGACGGTGGCTCATAACACGGACGAAGCGGCTCATGAAAATATCTTGATGGTAACATCGACAGCGGATAAGCCAGCATCTATGTCAGACCGGGGTATGTGGGTCGAAATCGTCGAGTAGGTGATGCACTATGCTAAAAATCAAGGACATGGACATCTACTATATCCGCGGCGACGATGACGGATTCAGTATCCAGCCGACTGCGGACGATGGCACGGAAATCACGGGTTTCACGGGCGTATTCTCAGTAAAGAAGTCATATGATGACACAAATTATGTACTGCAGTGTCCGATGGATGGGACTGTAGTGAACCTGACGCATGATAAGACGAAGAATCTGGCGTATGGCGATTACATATGGGACGTTGAGCTTACTCTGGCAGATGGCATCCGTCAGACTATTGGGCCAGGCAAGTTCCATTTATTGCCGGATGTGACAATTTAAGGAGTGATACGATGGAAAAGCTACACGCTGTATTGTCAGCATCTGGAATCATATCCGCAAAAATGACGGCAGGCGTACCCCTGAAGACATCCATCAAGACCAGTGGATACAGTAAGAAAGCAATGGTACGGATGCCCAGAAAAAGCTACTTTCCTAGCCTGGGAGACGTGGATAAACTTTATATCGATGAAAATGAAGGGATTATCTACTTATGGGATGCAGATGCATTGACGTATATACCCATAGCCAGCGATTGGCATCAAATTAATGTGATAAATGGAGGGGAAGCATAATGGCAACACAAATTCTTAAAAACGTAATCTTACAGCTGCGGACTGGCTCTGCAACCCAGTGGGCCGCATCCACCCGAATCCTGGCCGTGGGCGAACCCGGCGTAGAGACCGACTCTGGACGAATCAAGATAGGTGACGGTACTAATCTGTGGTCTGCACTGCCCTGGTCCGGCGCAGCAATCGGTAAGAGCAGCACCAACGGAGCCCTGACAATCAATGGAGCGGACGTGGTAGTGTACGTTCTGCCAACAGCCACCAGCGATACCCTGGGGGGCATCAAATCCGCCAGCGGCACCGGCAAGGTCACTGTGGACAGTGCGACTGGCACCGCCTCTGTAGGCAACGTAACCAGTGCAGACAAGCTGGCTACCGCAAGAACAATCAGTCTATCCGGTGACGTAACTGGTTCCGGGAGCTTTAACGGATCTGCTAACCTGGCCATCACTACTGCTCTGGCAGGGCAGGCCTTTACTGCCGGCACATACACCAAAGTTACCGTCAACACCAAGGGCATCGTGACCGGTGTGGCCCAGCTGAGCGCATCTGATGTGCCTGGCGGGATAAGCGCTGGTAAAATCAGCGGCCTGGGGACGGCAGCCACCAAGAACACCGGTACGGCCTCCGGCAATATCCCGGTGCTGGGGAGCGACGGAAAATTGGACACTGCAGTACTGCCAGCGCTGGCTATTACTGACACGTTTACGGCCACCAGCAAGGCGGACATGCTCAAACTGACCGCTCTTGACACCGCCTGCCGATGCAGTGACCAGCGTCAACGGAAAGACTGGCGTAGTCACCCTGACCACCGCCAACATCTCAGAAGGGTCAAACCTATACTGGACCCAGGCGCGGTTTGACACGGCTTTTGCCGATAAAAGTTCCACGGAGCTCAAGGACGGGGCAACTATCGTCCATACGACTGACACCGTGGTCATCAACTGCGGGAATGCATAGGTGGTGATTCAATGGCCACAAAAACAATAAACGGCCAGGTTAAGACCAGAATCGATACTGCGGCAAATTGGCAAAGCGTTAACCCGATACTATTGGCCGGGGAACTTGGCATTGAGTCCGACACACATCGGATGAAGGCCGGTGACGGAACGACAGCCTGGAGTAGTCTGCCATACTTGCAAGGTCCATCAAACGTCACACTTAGCGTCGAAGCTTCAGCGGAATCAAGTACCTGGATAGAAGTGCCTACAGAGGACATGTATATAGGCGGAACGGAACCAACTAGCCAGAACACAATCTGGCTTGAAGTAAGCGAATAGGAGGATAACAACATGAGCATTTTAAAAGGCATTTTACATCACTGGAATAAAACAAGCAGCTCATATGATACCATTCATCCGGAAACGGAATCTGCACAAATCACAGACTGGGACGCCGGTATCGGCGCTACGCTTGCAAAAACAACACTCGGAAGTCTGATAACCACGCTGTCATCCGATTCTTTTGCAGCTAAAGTCGTAAAGATGGTTCTTGATGCTACCGGAGTGAAGTACAGCATGGGCACGAATGGATACTTCTGCTTCGGGTCGCTTTTCGGTGGCCTAATTATACAGTGGGGAGTTATGTCAGAAGAAACTAGTACTAGTTTCAACGTGAATTTAAATGTCACAATGAATGTTATATGCGCTATCCCGTACGATATATCATCTAACCCATCAAGCATATGTTACCTGTGTTGGATGAATGAAAAAACGACTACTATGACATTAGCATTTTGCGCATCAACCGTTCCATACGGTTTGGGGTGGATTGCTATCGGCAAATAATAATGCAACGTGATTTATTAGTTCCGTCATTTCCGCTCGAAAATTCATTATGTATTTTAAATCTGACAGTACCTAGTTCATTCGCAAGTGGAGTTGTAGTGTTGGACGTTGTTTCATGTATTGCAACTACGCATAGCAATTCTGTTGGTGGTGTAAGCGGAGGATACACCCATTGTTCTTCCGCTAACAATCCCCACTGTCGAAAGAAGGTGATTTTATGGAAAAACAGATTTTATTATTACTCGGAGAAGAAAACGAAAAAGAGAGCGTAGCGGCATGTTGGTTAGGGGTAAAAGATGCCATTGATGCACTTGTCGAGATATCTGAAAGCTATGGAATGCAATTTAGTGATGACCTTATAAAAGGGCTCTATGATGAGTTAGAAAATCATGTAAATCAAATAAAAAAAACATGATTATCAAAAATATTTAGTTAAATGAGAAATACGGAAGTACGGGGGTGAGCGAAATTGTTTGATTTTAAAATGTTGTAATATGGGAAAATTTATAGAATTTTATCATTGCAAATCATGATCGTGAAAAAACGCCAGCGAATGCGGATTTAAACCCATTCGAGGCGTTTTTATTTTGAGCAGATCATGAGCAATTACTTAAGTAGCTCAATACTTTTTCGTAGTTGTCTAAGGCTTTTATGAGTATATACCCGGTCGGTCACGTCTCCAGTGGCATGGCCCAGAATTTTCCGCTTCGCGTTTTCATTGGCTCCGGCATTGTCCAGGAGCGTTGTAAACGTATGCCGGGTATCGTGCGGCGTATGCTTTTCACCCCGGATTTGCTTCATCACCTTATGCCAGACAGTTGCTCTGTACCTGGCATAGTCATAAGGCTTACCAGTATTGTCACAGATAAGATATTGACTTGGCTTGTTTATTCGAGCCTGCACCAGCGGTAGAATCCTGGAGTGAATAGGGATGACGCGAATTCCGGAAGCCGTTTTTGAGTGCGTGATGCGGATATATTTTTGCCGGAGGTTGACTTCCGCCTTCACGATATTAAGCATTTCAGAAACACGCATACCTGTATAGAGAAGAATCAGGACCGTATCAACGCCAGGATAATCAAGCGCATTCCACAGCCGATTGATTTTCTGCCGGCTGATGACATGATGCGGATAAACTGGGTGATTACGCCCGATGGATAAGAGCAGAGCATAATTTGTCCGGCAGATGTTTGCCTTGATAGCGTACTTATACATCAAGCTCAACAGGTTTTTTACCTTCTTACAACTGCTGTATGACAAACCGTTTTTACGCATGCAATTGATGACAGCTTGCAGATCCAAATATTGTAAATCGGGGAAGCACTTATTATAAAGAGTGGAACAATGAGAATAGGCATATTCATATCCAGTAAGCGTACTCTTGGAAAGTATGCGATCCTCGTCTTTATGAAATGATAACCAGCGGAAATACAATTCAGCGAAAGAAATTTTCTTATGAGAAGGGAGGAAGTCGCGATGATTATCTTCAAAAAATTTAGCCTGGAAAACTTTAGCATCATATATCGTTTCAAACGCTGCAATGTATTTTTGTCGGCCGTTAATTGTTGCTATAAATGCGTACGGCCTCCTCCGATTGCCGCTCATCAGACGTATACAGCCGTAACCGTTTGGATTTTTCATTTTTACCACAACCTTTTTTATCATAATTATAAGATAAGGAGTGATGCCAAGTGGCAAATACTAACGTTGATTATTATTGTGCGGCATTTGATGCCAACGGCAAGCGAATTTACTCAGATATCTGCGATTTCGACCCGACGAAAGACAAAAATGCGGATAAAGTGCAGGTACTCAAAGACAAGGCCCAAAAGGCCGTATCCGATGCCGCCACAATTGAAATCATTACAGCAGAAGATTTCTGCGAATATTTAAATGGTAAAATACGCGGATCTGACGGGAAACCAACCGAATATATCCCACCAGAACCAACGGCAGAGGAAAAAGCCGCAAGTAAGCAGGCGTCACTGGATGCAGAGTATACAGCAGCCCAGCAGGAGCTGGGGCAATCGTTACTGGTTGCTAACCTTAATGGCGACACCGATGCTGCGGCAAGTATTCAAGGAGAATTTGCGAGTTTGAATACATACTACAAAGAGCAGAGCGATGCTATCGCCGCCGAACTTACTGCAGCCGCAGAAGGGAGTGATAAATAATGGCCTTTAAACTGAAGAAAAGATGCAAGTTCTGCGCCCACACGCTGAGGGATGACGGGACCTGCCAGAATCCAAAATGTGTGAACTATACGGAAGAACAGAACGAAAGTAAAGACCAGGAAACGAAAGCAGGTGGTGAATCGTAATGAATTCACTACTTGCTTTTTTTCACGAGATGGCCCCATCCGGACATCAAATAGGATGGGGGACAGTAATATCATGTATTGGTACTGGATTTTCGTATTTAATTGGCTGGAATGATGTGATTGAGGCTCTCTTAGTGGCCATGGCTATTGATTATATTACGGGAATTTTGGCAGCATATATCAATCCTGATATGCAACTCAATAGTCAACGTGGATTTAAAGGAATATGCAAAAAAATTGTGATATTGTTATTGGTTGCATTGGCTCATGAATTAGATCGAGCAACTGGGCAACCTGCTGTACAATCACTGGTCGTGTGGTTTTTCCTCGGGAATGAAGGGTTATCAATAATTGAGAATGCAGCTAAAGCGGGTTTGCCTATCCCTAAAAAGCTACGAGATACGCTAGAACAACTGACCGATAAGAAAGGAGAAGAAAAACAATGAGAGTATTTTTAAATCCCGGTCATGCGCCGAACGGGCAGCCGGATCCGGGGGCCGTCAATGAAGAATTGGGATTAAGAGAATGCGATATCGCTAAAAATATTGCTGATGAATTAGAAGGCTATCTTGTCGCTGCAGATGTAGAAGTCGTCGGCAATATGCAAAGTGATAGTCTTGAAGAGATTTGTGAAGCGGCCAATGCCAGTGGCGCAGACCTGTTTATAAGCATACATTGTAACAGCTTTAATGGCAGCGCAAAAGGCACGGAAGTATGCGTATACCCAGGCTCTACAGCAGGACACAAACTGGGTCAGTGCATTCAAACAGAAATCGTTGATTCTCTGTATACGGTTGACCGCGGTTTAAAAGAACGTGTCCCTGGGATTAATGGTTTGTATGTGCTGAATAACACTTCTATGCCGGCTGTTTTGGTTGAAACCGCGTTTATCGACAATAACGAAGATGGTACCAAGCTCCGCGACAAAACAGATGAATTTGCAGCGGCTATTGCACGGGGCGTAACGGACTATCAATTACTGTAAGGAGGATTAGATTATGAGCAAATGGACAGAAGTACGGGACGGCTTAGTAGATGCACTTAACGTTGATGAAGTTACGGAAGCTGCCAAAAATCAGATTGTATCAAGTATGACAACTGAAGGCATGGATGCGATTGAAGCAGTAGCGGATAAATTCGTGGCTCAAATTCAGGAACAGGCTTCGTTAGAAACCGGATGGAATGCAATTCGCGATAAATTTGTTTTACCATTGCTGATTAATGGCGGCATCTGGCTTGTAAAATTAGTGTTGAGCAAGAGTACGACATCTGATAACAAATAGATACAGAAAAGCCCGTAACCTCAGTGTTTATCTGTGGTTGCGGGCATATTTTTTTATTTTAATCAATCGCAAAAGATTGGCAATACATCGAAAAAGATGTATAATATATTCAGGAGGTGAGAGATATGACGGGTATAGAAAATGCCCTTCAGGATTTGGCAAATGTAATTACAATCTTGGCTGGATTCATTACATTATACCAATTCATGAAAGGCAACTAG